AAATGAAGAAGACCCTATTGACTATTGCTGCTCTTTTTGCAGCAACATCCGCATATGCTACTGACCTTCCTAACAAGAAGAAGGCACCTTTGCCTACCCCAGTCGCAGCTGCTGCTGTTACAGCAGAGAGCACCGATAGTTTGACAGCTGCTTATGGCCAGGATACGGCTGTTGGCAACTTAGGTTCCAAGACTGATGACATCTATCAGCTAACCTATGCTCACAAGCTAGGTAATGGCTTTGCTGTCGGTGGTATGGCACAGACAACCCAGGTTCCTGGTTCTCAGCTTAACCAGAACCTTGAGGCACAGGCTAGCTACACCCTTCCAGTAATGACCGGTCTCTCTGTAACTGGCAAGGTTGGTGTCGGTGAGAAGTTCACCACGGCTAACTTCCCATACGTTGCAGTCTACGGAAGCGCAGACTATAAGGTTATGGATAAGCTTACCTGGAATGCCGTCAGCTATCGCTATCGTACGGCCTTTGATACCGGTACCTATGGCTATCAGAGCAACCAGCTAGGTACCGGTGTGACCTATGAAGTCACTCCAGCCTATGCCGTCAGTGCTAAGTACTACCGAAACTTTGATACGTCATCGAACTTTAATGCTACCGGCGACCAATTTATGCTCGGTCTGACTGTCAAGTTCTAATACTTCTGACATAAAAAAATAGCGCTGGGATCCGTCCTGGCGCTATTTTTTTATGTACATTAATCTAAATATGGTGTACACTGAGAATATAGCCAATATGGAGATTGATCATGTGGAACGAAGAAGATATGAACCGTTACTCTGCCCAGCTGGAATTGCAGGAGACTTTGGTGCTGCGTGCCATCTTGGAAGAAGGCCTTGGAGACGTTCGTGACGTAGTTACATTTGTAGCTTCTCACACCAACGACTTCGACTTGGACTACATAGAGTCTGTCTTTAATATGACTACCCAACCGGCCCGTATCCCCCTTGATACATTTGGAGTCTAACATGCGTAAGCTAGCGATCATCGCTGCCGTTGCCCTACTAGCCACACCAGCTATGGCTGATGGCTACTACCGCCATGACCACTATCACTACAATCGTGGTGGTGGAGGTGGCAACTGGGTTGCACCCTTGGTTGGCGGAATGATACTTGGTGGGATCCTCGAGGGCATGAGCCAACCTAGGTATGCACAACCATATCAGCAACAGTATTTTGATTATGAACCTGTATGTCGTCGTGCTTTAGTTGGCTACGACTTTTATGGTCGGCCAGTCTTTCGTGTATTTTGTAACTAATGAGAGATGTACAACGTGTGTGTTCGTATATCTTCTCGAGGGAAGAGACAATACATCATAACACGTAACAATCGAGTTGTAATCATAACCAATTCGTTAACGGTAGCAAATAGCTACGTTACTTCTTCTCAACAGTCTTCTTAGCCTCCTCAAGATATTTCTTGATGGAGGTGATACTATTTTTACAGACACTGTTATTCTTGTTTAACTCAAATAATACCTTTGCTACTTGAAGATCAGTAAGTGTCTTGGGATCCGGTAGACTACTAATTGTTGGGCAGTTATACATAGACTCACTGGGTGTTATGACGACTTGCTCCTTAGTAGTCAACATCTGTACATCAGCAGTCTGGCAGCCTGAAAGAACTATTGCTACGAGTGGGATTAACTTCTTCATTTCGTATTTCCCTTCATTTGGGACATAGTATTCTTTAAGATTATAGTAGCAGGCTTCTCGAGCAGCTTTGTCTCTGCTGAGTATAAATAATCTTCGAGACTCTTCATCTTAATGCCGATCTCGTTATTTTGGGCAGTTAAGTCCTTCTCAAAGTCTTTTTGTTTGGAATTTAACTCGTCCATCTTGGCCTGAAAAGCTTGTTGATCCTTTAAGACCTGCTCCATTTGTTTCTGGTTATAGGCCATTAGAGCTTGTTTCTCTATCTGTGACTTCCAATACCCAAATGCACCAGATAGTACAACGACAATAAAGATATAAAGTTGTAGTCTTGCTAGCATAATGAACCTCCCATTTTTTGTATTTATAGGATATCGAAATGAAAGTATATCTTGGACCCTACGTTCCTCATTGGTCGACACACGAATTTGAAAAATCATACTTAGCCATGATGCACAGGGTTGAGTACGGCTGGCAAGTCGAAGAGGAAGAGTACACTAAGCTGGATAAGGCTGTTATCTGGTTGATCGATAAGTGGCAAGATGTATTAAATATCACAATCAATAAGTTCTTTGCATGGAAGAACCGTAAGATCAAGGTTCGTATTGATGACTATGATGTATGGTCTGTGGATCACACTCTAGCCCATATAATTCATCCAATTCTTATTAAGTTAAAAGAGAACAAGCATGGATCGCCATGGATAGATGATGAAGATGTTCCTGATCATTTAAAGTCTACTGCTGCACCTCCAAAAGAGAATGAGTACGATACAGACGATAACCACTACGATCGTTGGGGCTGGGTTCTCGACGAGATGATCTGGGCATTCTCTCAGATACTCGACGATAATGCCGACACTCAGTTCCACACTGGTAAGTCTGATATTAAGTGGGAACAGACTGAGATCAACGGTAAGAAGATGTATGAGATGGTGCGTGGTCCAGAAGACACGCGTGTGTTTGACAGAGAAGGATACGATAAGTGGAATGCTCGTATCTCTAATGGACTTATCCTTTTTGGTAATACTATAGAGCGTTATGGGACTAAAAATAATAATAACAAGGAGTTCCAATGGACACAGTCTATGGATTACGAATAAGTAACTTAAGAGTCATGCCTGAGGAGATGGTCATAAAGGCCGCCCAGGATATGGAGAAAGAAGACCCCGAGAATAACTTTGTTATGCTTCTTAAAGGTGCTCAGAGCTTCAGGATGGTTGGTCTGACACCAATATTCTTATGTGATATAAACATGCAGAATTTAATGGTTACTACTGAAGAAAAACTACGAAAAAAATATCACTAGGGGGTTACAAAACTCACTCCGGATACATATATAATATATGACGGTTCGCTTCGGGTTCCGTTGTATTATCAACCTTGCCTAACAGGAGGTCTACATGACTAAATTTCTATTCGATCACACTTTCGCAGAACTCGATAAGTTCAATAAGTTCTTTGTCGGCGCAGATAAGTTTGCCGACCGTCTCACAGAGACAGCGAATTACCTAGCTAACTCAGCAGGTGTGACATATCCCCCTTTCAACCTAAAGAAGACAGATGATAACGTCTATGTTATCGAGATGGCTGTTGCCGGCTTTGGTAAGCAAGACCTTGAGATGACTCTTGAGGATAATAAGCTTATCGTCAAGGGATCAACAACTGTCGATACATTAGTAGAAGACGGTATCAATCAATCCTTCCTACACAAGGGCATCTCGGATCGCCCATTCACCCGCTCGTTTACACTAGCCGATAATGTTGTTGTTAATAATGCTGCCTTAGTTAATGGTCTATTGAAGATTTGGCTTGAGCACATCATTCCAGAAGACAAGAAACCTAAGAAGATCGACATCACAGAAGTCACTTCTACAGATAAAATTAAGGACTAAAAATGACACAGATATTAGACAAGATAAACTCCTGGCTTAAGCGCGAGGAGAGAGCAAGACGCACGCGCGTAGAACTCAGCCAATTAACAGACAGAGATCTTGCAGACATTGGTATTAACCGTTGTGATATTCATAGAATTTCTTATGAGGCTGTCAATGTGGCCCTATAATGAAGATGAACTCGTAATCATCAATGAGGGATGCAAGTAATAAATAATGGGGCGCAATGCCCCATTATCATTTTTGGAGAATTATTATGATTACAAAAGAGCATCTAGAGTCCTTCTTTGAGGACACAAAAGAATCTATTATAGATTCATTCGTTGAGCCACTTAACAAGGCGTGTGATAAATTTGAAATTAATACACCACAAAGAATTGCTATGTTTCTTGCACAAGTTGGCCATGAGTCTGGTGGACTTAGTCACACACAAGAGAATTTAAATTATAAATCTGAAGGATTGACTAGAATATTTCCAAAATACTTTCATGATGTAGATCCTGATGATTATGCCCATAATCCGGAGAAAATAGCCAATCGTGTCTATGCAAATCGCATGGGAAATAGTGATGAGGATTCTGGAGATGGATATAAATTTAGAGGTAGAGGTCTTATACAACTTACAGGAAGAGCAAATTATTCTCATTTTGCAAAAGACATGGGAATGGTTCCTGATGACGCTGTAGAGTATCTAGAAACACAAGAAGGAGCAGCTATGTCTGCGGGTTGGTTTTGGAGTGTAAATAATTTAAATGAATTAGCTGACTCGGGTGATATTATTCATTGTACAAAACGTATCAATGGTGGTACTATAGGACTTGAAGAGCGCACTGCTCTATACGAAGAGGCACTTAAACTCTTCAGTTGATTAATTGGAGTTGTTATGAAGTTTTACACAGACGTATTCATCCGCGGTGGTAAAGTATACTGCCGCGGGTACGACATGGGTATCCGTACAAAAGAGGCTATAAACTATAAGCCTTATCTCTTTGTTCCCCAACTTGGCGGAAACTATAAGACCCTAGATGGTACTCCAGTAGCTAAGAAGTATTTTGATAATATATACAAAGCTAAAGAATATGTTAATTCAAAGAGTGACGTAGTCAATTCAAACTTCTACGGACTCACTAACTATCAGTATCTCTATATCTATGACACTTATAAGGGTGAGATACAATATGATCCTGCAATAATCAATATCGTGTCTATCGATATCGAGTGTGCATCTGATGATGGTTTTCCTAATATTCAAGTAGCCGACAAGGCTATCACTGCTATCACCCTTCGCAGTAAGGGTCAGTCAGCCGTGTTCGGCTGTGGCGACTTCTACACCAATGACTCTAAGATCTCTTATCTCAAGTGTGAGGACGAGTATGATCTCTTGCAGAAGTTCCTGCAAGTGTGGCAGTCTGACGCGTGGATGCCAGACATCTTGACTGGTTGGAACACTGAGTTCTTTGATATTCCATATCTAGTTAATCGCATCCGTCGTCTACTGGGTGAAAAGGATGTTAACAGGCTATCACCATGGGGATTTGTTCAGGAGCGTGAGATTACACGCGGTCAGTCGGTCGCTAATGGATCTGGTAAAAAGGATATTGTGTATGATATTGCTGGTATCGCATCACTTGATTATCTAGAACTATATAAGAAGTTTTCATTCTCAAATCAAGAGTCATATAAGCTTGACTATATCGCACAGGTAGAACTCGGTGAAAAGAAGATAGACTACTCTGAGCATGGGTCGCTGCTCGAGCTATATAAGAAAGACTTTCAAAAGTTCATCGAGTATAATATACACGACTGCGTACTCGTAGACAAACTAGAAGACAAACTTAAACTTATCGAGCAAGTTATGGCTCTTGCTTATGATGCTAAGGTCAACTACAACGACACTATGGCGACTGTTAAGCCGTGGGATATTATCATACACAACTATCTGCTAGATCAGAATATTGTTATCCCTCAATCAACAAAACATGCTATGCCTATGGCTTTAGTCGGTGGTCACGTTAAGGATCCTAAGGTCGGTCTTAGCAAGTGGGTCGTGTCATTCGACTTAAACTCACTATATCCTCATCTTATCATGCAGTACAATATTAGTCCCGAGACACTATATGCTCGCGCTGGCTCATTCCCATCTATCGATCAACTCTTGTCTGGTGAGTATAACTACACAGAAGGTGATGGTGAGGGTTTCTCATGGACTGCTAATGGCTGTGCATACAAGAGAGACAAACAAGGGTTCCTTCCTGCACTAATGGAGAAGATGTATAATGACCGTTCGATGTATAAGAAAAAGATGCTTGAGGCAAAAAAGAAATACGAAAAAACCAAGTCTAGTGAAGATGCCAAGCTCGTCGCGCGTTACCACAATATGCAACTTGCAAAAAAGATTCAGCTCAACTCTGCTTATGGTGCACTGGGGAATGAATACTTCAGGTGGTTTAGCTTCAACAACGCGGAGGCCATAACTACATCTGGCCAGCTGTCTATTCGCTGGATTGAGAAGAAGATGAATGAGTTCTTAAACAAGATGCTCAAGACTAATAAGGACTACATCATCGCCTCTGACACTGACTCCATATATATAGAGCTTGACGGTCTTGTAGGCTGGGCTGGTGAGACTGATGAGCTAAAGATCGTTCAGATGCTAGATGAGTTCATCGAGGCTCGCATTCAGCCTTACATGAACGAGTGCTATCAGCAGCTCGCTGACATGATGAATGCTCGTCAGCAGAAGATGCAGATGAAGCGTGAGACGATCGCCAGCAAGGGTATATGGATTGCCAAGAAGATGTACATGCTCAATGCATGGAACATCGAGGGTGTACAGTACGATGAGCCTAAGCTAAAGATTTCGGGGCTATCGGCTGTGCGGTCTTCTACTCCTTACTCTTGCCGTGAGAACATTAAGAAGGCACTCACTATCATCATGAATAAGTCTGAAGACGATCTTCAGCTGTTCATTGAGGATTTCCGTGCTAAGTTTATGGAGTTGCCATTCGAGCAGGTAGCATTCCCTCGTGGCATCAAGGGTATGGAGAAGTATCGCAACTCCAGGACTATCTACGAGAAGGGTACACCTATTCAAGTCAAAGGTGCACTACTGTTTAACCATGCTATACAACGCAATCAGGTTAAGAATGTCGCTCCTATCAAGAACGGCGACAAGATTAAATTTGCGTATCTTAAGTTCCCTAATCCTATTGGAGATAGCGTGATCTCTGCACCTGACACTCTTCCACCTGAGTTAAATATTGATAAGTACATTGATCGTAACATGCAGTTCGAGAAGGCCTTCCTCGACCCGCTCAAGTCTATCACTAACATCATCGGTTGGCAGACCGAGAAGGTCGCAAACTTGGAGAGCTTCTTTGGCTAAGAAAGGTAACACAATGAGTGAAGATGATTTTGGTTTTAGTTTAGTATCAGAGCAAGAGCTTCGAGCACACGAGGAAATGCTTAAAAAGAAAGTTGAGGAGCAGTCTAAGGTAGTAATACAGACTACATCAGACTTAACAGACAAACTACATGGCTTACGCGATATGATAATGCCGCTGCTTAATAATCTCTCAAAAGATCCAGATAAGACATATATTCTGTGGCCTGATAGATCTGAAAAAATAAAGGCATTCATTAAGAAAGTAAACGACTACGTAGACAATGATTAATATCGTAGCATTGCTGGTATCATTCTGCATATCAGGAGTATCAGCATACTTTAGCATCATAGGACTAACTGCTATTTTCTCTGCATCCTACTATCCAGTGATAGTAATGGGTACAGCTTTAGAGGTTGGTAAACTTATAGGATCAACATGGCTATTCCATAATTGGAAGCAATGCCCTTTATTATTAAAGATATATCTTATATTAGCTGTTATAGTCTTGATGCTTATAACTAGCATGGGTACTTTTGGCTTCTTGTCTAAAGCACATATAGAGCAGAATATAAACATAACTACTGGTAATGCAGATGATGCTCAGATAGTACAGACTAAGATAGATGTAGAGCAAGCGACTATTGACGACTTAAATAAACAAATATCTCAGATTGATGCTGCAGTTACAAAAATGACTGATAAAGGTCAAGCCGCTAGTTCTCTTCAGGCTGCTGAAAAACAAAGAAAGATCCGTGATGACCTTACAAAACAAAAGAATCAACATACAGAGATTATTGCAAATCTCAAGTCACAAAAAGTTAAACTTGACTCGGGCATTAAGAAACTCGAGGCAGAAGTTGGACCGATTAAATATATCGCAGCGGCATTATATGGAACCTCTGGACCTGAAAATCTTGAATTGGCTGTTAGGTGGGTTATTATTCTCCTTGTTATTGTTTTTGATCCGCTTGCTGTGGTTCTTTTATTGGCAGCCAATCATGGATTAACACAAATAAAAAGGTTTACAAATATAGATGAAAATGGTATATTGAATATTGACAGTAATGTATTTGGAGATATAAATGTTACTACGAGACAAGTTAATAAAGAACTCGACGATCGACATGACGTCGACTCTGACAGACAGCAAGATATTCACAAAGAAAGATATCATCTCGACACCAGTCCCTATGATTAACGTGGCACTGTCTGGATCAGTCGATGGTGGATTGACACCAGGTCTAACGATGTTGGCAGGTCCATCGAAGCACTTTAAGACAGGCTTTGCTCTCTTGATGGCGTCTGCATTCTTGAAGAAGTATAAAGACGGTATCGTACTGTTCTACGACTCTGAGTTCGGCACACCTCAAGCATACTTCAATACCTTTAATATTCCATTCGACTCGGTGGTGCACACGCCTATCACGGATATCGAAGAGTTAAAGTTTGATATCATGCAGCAGATGAAAGAGTTGACACGCGATGAGCATGTCATGATCGTTATCGACTCTATCGGCAATCTTGCTTCTAAGAAAGAAGTCGATGATGCCATGGACGGTAAGTCAGTTGCAGACATGTCACGCGCTAAGCAGCTTAAGTCATTGTTCCGCATGATCACACCTCACTTGACTCTCAAGGATATTCCTATGGTAGTCATCAACCACACCTATAAGACTATCGAGATGTACTCGAAGGATGTTGTTGGTGGCGGTACAGGTTCTTATTATGGATCTGATAACATCTGGATCCTTGGCCGTCAGCAAGACAAGGACGACAAGGAGATCAAGGGCTATCACTTCGTCATCAATGTGGAGAAGTCTCGCTATGTTAAAGAAAAGTCTAAGATTCCAATTACTATCTCTTATGAGGGCGGTATCAATCGATGGTCTGGCCTTCTTGACATCGCTGTTGATGGTGGGTATATTATTAAGCCAAAAGTTGGCTGGTATGCTACAGTAGACAAAGAGACTGGCGAGGTACACACGCCTAGTATGCGTGCTGGTGATATTGTCGATAATAAAGAGTTTTGGATGAAGCTCTTTAAGGACACTGACTTTGCTAAGTATATTGAGAACCGCTACATGATGGGTTCAGGAGGAGCAATCTTAGGAGATGACGATGAAGATAACTGAGTACACAAATAGTGATAAGACACGAGTAGCCAAGATACACCTAAACAAAGAAACACTATCTATTGAGTTCATTGATAACGATGTAAATATTGGTGACATCGAGTATCCTGACAAGAGTATGCACTACGTAGAGAGTGCTGCTCGCAACTTTACAGATGGCGTGTTTAAGGTAGAAGATGTCAGACAGCATCTGTAAGGGTTCTTGTTGTTTTAGAATGAATGACTATGTCTGCAGCTCTTGTGGTAGATCATCACAGGAGGCTGCAGACTAGTACACTGCTAATGCAGAGCAGAAGAGAGAGATTAAAGAGCGGGCCGCAGGGAGATTAGATGAGCATCGAAAAGTTAATATTCAGCAACCTGATATTAAACCAGGATTACGGCCGCAAGGTAATACCGTTTCTGAAGGATGAGTACTTCTCTGACTTCACAGACAAGAATGTATTTAAACTCATTAACACGTATGTCGACAAGTACAACTCCTTTCCTACTAAGGAGGCTCTACTCGTAGACCTTCGTAATCAAGATAATATCAGCCAAGAGACGTACGATAAGTCTAAGGAGTTAGTCGATGGCTTATCGACAGATGATAAAACGAAGATCGACTGGCTACTCGACCAGACAGAAAAGTTCTGTCAAGAGAAAGCCGTATACAACGCGATCATGTCCTCGATCCAGATCTTGGATGACAAGACAGGAGCTAAGTCGAAGGGTTCTATTCCCCAAATTCTCTCAGATTCCTTGGCTGTATCATTTGACACTCACATCGGGCATGACTTCCTTGAAGATGCGGATGGCCGTTTTGAGTTTTACCACTCAAAGGAAGTCCGCATACCGTTCGACCTCGACTACTTTAATAAGATTACGCAGGGCGGTCTTCCACGAAAGACACTCAACATCGCTCTCGCCGGTACAGGCGTCGGTAAATCGCTCTTCATGTGTCATTGCGCATCGGCTAACCTCATGGCTGGTCTCAATGTTCTATACATCACTCTAGAGATGTCAGAAGAGAAGATTGCAGAGCGTATCGACGCTAACTTACTTGACATCGATATCGCACAGCTTAAAGACATGCCTAAGGATATGTACGATCGTAAGGTAGTTAAGCTTCGTGATAAGACTAAGGGTAAGCTTATCATCAAGGAATATCCTACAGCGTGTGCCGGCTCTGGTAACTTTAGGCACTTACTCAATGAGCTAAAGATCAAGCGCAACTTTATTCCAGATGTTATATATGTCGATTATCTAAATATATGCATGTCGTCACGCTTGAAGGCCGGTGCTAACGTTAACTCATACACATATGTCAAGGCTATCGCCGAGGAGCTTCGTGGATTAGCAGTTGAGTTTAACGTTCCACTTATATCAGCCACGCAGACCACCAGGTCTGGCTACTCTAACAGTGATGTTGGACTCGAGGACACCTCAGAGTCGTTTGGTCTTCCTGCTACCGCAGATCTGATGTTTGCACTCATCTCTACCGATGAGTTGGCAGAGTCAAGTCAGATCATGGTCAAGCAGCTGAAGAATCGTTATGCTGATCCTAACAGCATAAAGAAGTTTGTGTTAGGAGTTGACAGGAGTAAGATGAGATTATTTGATACAGACGAAGCAGATATTGACGCGCCTATCATGGATACGACTAAATTCGGCCATGAAGACAATGAGAGATCTAAACCTAAGTTCGATAAATCAAAGTTTGCGGGGTTCAAATGACATCCTATAAAGTAAAGAAGTTCGATTCGTTGTACGGTGTAGTCGAGAGTGCGACTAACCATATCATCTTTGAGAGCAATGACGAGCACAAAGCTAAGACCATGTCTCGTAAGCTAAACTTCGGGGCAGCATTTGATGGCTGGACACCTAACTTTTTTACAAAAAAAGCGAATGTGGACCAGATTTTTGCTAGGGTTTCTGATAAATAACTCCAAAGAATGGTATGTTTTGCTTGTGCACAGCAAAGAGGCAAGTCGTAAAATCGAGGAAAAGCTGGGAGAAAACGGTGGGGTTCCGCCCGGCCATACTATTTTTAGAACATTGAGTAAGGGGTGGATCCATAGGGTCCACCCCTTTTTCATTATAAATATAGTAAAACATGGAGATTATTATGTCAGAAACCTCAGACCAATATGAGCGTGATGTCGCTAATCATATTAATGGAACTATAAAGGGTCTTATGGCTGAAAGACCTAAAGTTAGTACATCTTTTCCTGACGTGCGAATGAAGTATAAGAATTTAAACGAGATATGGTTAGAAGTTAAGATGAACCACACAGACAACATGATGAATCCTAGATTCTCATATGTAGATGGTAAGTGGATTACTCCTGAATCATACAAATCTCCTGGCACAGATAAATTATGTGAATATTGGAATGCTAGCCAAGAAGCTAAAACATGGATAGACAATTTAAAAATACATTTATTAAAGAATAATTTTAAAGGTGATGTTAGTAAAATTAGTCTATACTCGTCGAAGACTGAGAGAAAGAAAGACTCTAATAGTATCTATGTTGATGAGATGAAGGGTTATCTTGAAACTCTTACAAATAAAAATATTTGTAAAGTATCTAATGTTAATGTAGGCGAGCTCGCTACTCTTCATTATCTAAAAGGCAAAGCTGCAATTGCATATTATCTTAGTTCAGGTGATGACTTTTACCAGTTTGGGACTGATAATCCATTTAGAATACCATATGTACCAGTATTTGCCACATCGGCCGGAACAAATGATATAGTTCTTCGCGTAGGTGATAGGTCATCTAACTTTGAAATTCAAGCAGAAGTTAAAGCTAGATTTTTACAAAAAAGCACATATAGCGTAAAGCCTGGTTCAGCTAAGTTAAATCCATTTAGATTTATAGATCCTAAACTTTAAGAAGAACATATAATGATTACATTTAAAACATTCTTAGCAGAATCTGCATTAGAGGTTAATAAACTTAAGCACCTCGAGCACGCAGAGGACCACATTATTAATGCTGGCCATGAAGGTGTAGGACACGCTGCAGACACCCTCGACGATATTGATAACTTCCTTAAGACAGGTGCTGGTGGATCTACGATCACCACAAAGTATGATGGATCACCGTCGATTGTGTTCGGTGTTAATCCAGAGAATGGTAAATTCTTTGTCGGCTCTAAGTCTGTCTTTAACAAAGAGCCAAAGATTAACTATACGGTTCAGGACATTGAGAACAATCACGGTCATGCTCCTGGATTAGTAGCAAAGCTTAAATCTGCTCTTCAGAATCTGCCTAAGATCATGCCTAAGAATGAGAAGGGTAAACCTGAAGGAGTCTATCAAGGCGACTTTATGTACGACAAGAGTGATCTATCAGGTGATGAGAACTCTAGTGACTATAGCTTTACACCTAATACAATCACATACTCTGTCGCTAAGAGCGGTCCTGAAGGCCGTAAGATCAATAAGTCCGAGATGGGATTTGTCGTACACACAAAGTATGAGGGTGACAATCTAAATGACATGAAGGCTGGATTTGATGTTGACCAAGATGCTTTTCAGAAAGATCCTGATGTAAACATAATTAATCCACAGATTGACCAGTCTAAAACACGATATAGCTCTTCTATGCAGAAAGAGTTTGAGAGGCACAAGGAAGAAGCTGCAAAGGTATATTCAGAGATGGATCCTGCAACTCTCGATAGTCTCGAGAAGCACGACATCACTATGAAGACGTATATTAACTCTACAGTTCGTGACGACACGATACCTTCTATTGGCGGATACCTGCAGTTCCTTGAGGCCAAGAAGAAGAAAGATATGGATAAAGCTAAGTCTGACAAGGGTAAACAGAAGATAGCTGATAGTGCAGATGAAGTCATAAGCCACGCTAATGAGATGAAGGATGAGTTTAAGAAACTCTTTGAGATGCATCGCCATCTACAAAGAGCTAAAGATGTTCTCGTTAAGGCAATGGGAAACCCTACACCATATAAGCATACTGTTGGCGGTAAAGAAGTTAAGCCTGAGGGGTTTGTCGCTACTCGTGACGGTAAGCCAACAAAGCTTGTCGATCGTGCAGAGTTTAGTAAGAATAACTTTGGTAATAATCGTGGTAAAGGTGATCCTGATGCTACATCACCTGAAGAGTCTGACACCAAGAATCCACACGTTATGGCATTTGGTCGCATGAATCCACCTACTGCTGGGCATAAGGTGCTCACTGATAAAGTACTGGAGATGGCAAAGGGAAGAGGTTCTGGTCATACGGTCGTATTGTCTGGCACGCAAGATCCTGAGAAGAATCCATTGTCTGGTGAGCAGAAGGTCAAGCATGCTAAGAGAATGTTCCCAGGTGTCAATGTCGAGGCTGCAGGCAAAGACGCTCCTACGGTTATAGAGCAGGCAAAGAAGCTCGCTGCTAAGGGTATCGACCATCTTATCTTTGTTGCTGGATCAGACCGTGTTGACGAGTTTAAGAGATTACTTGACTCTTATAACGGTAAAGAGTATAACTTTAAGAGAATTGACGTCGTGTCTGCTGGAACAAGAGATCCTGATGCAGATGCTGAGGATCCATCGAGTGTGTCAGCAACTCGCCAGAGACAACACGCTATTAACAATAAGTTTAGTGAGTTTAAGAAGGGTATTCCTAAAGATATGAAAGATGAACATGCTAAAGAATTGTTTAACGATGTTAAGAAAGGCATGGACATTAAGATCGATCAAGACACTAGTGGAATATCTTTGGCTAGATACGCTAAGAGAGATGACGTCATCGGTGTAAAGGCTAGAAAAGAGCAGCAGCGCAGGGAGATCATGAAAGAGATGGAAAAGAAAGTCAAGAAGCCAAAAGGAACGCCTGCTGCGACAAAGCCTGCTGCGCCGGCGCAAAAGACTGCACCCGCACAAAAGCCAATGGCAACTAAGAAACCACCTAAACCAAAGCGTACTAAAATATAAATACAAATGCTGCAGAAAGCTACGGCAATCCTGCGTTGTTGTTTGGTTTAAGCCTAAGGGAAACACCAATGTCGAAAGAAATAAGTCTCCAATCTAGTCCTCAGCTAGTTTTCGTAGAGCAACAAGGGGTTGCCGTAGCCCCTTCGCATAAGCAAATAATCTCCCTATACAAGAAGTCAGAGCAGAGTGGCATTCCTTTTGACACCATCTTAGAGGTGTACAAGAGAGGCTTTGCCGCGTCTCTAGACGAGCAGTCTGCATTTAATAGGGTTAACTCATTCATAGCCGGTGGAGCTGCAACAAACATGGATAAAGATCTATTAGAGAAGCGTGGTCTCTGGGATAACATTCACGCTAAGAGAGAAAGAATCAAGCACGGATCTGGTGAGCATATGCGCAAGCCAGGGTCAAAGGGAGCTCCATCAAAGCAGGACTTTGTTGATTCTCAGTCTAAAAAAGAAGAGTATACCGGTGCCGAGAAGGTATCACGTAATTCGGACGAACCGTCCAGCAGATTTATGGGCACAACTGCCCTAACAGATGTGTACAAAAGCGAAACTCCAGGTTATAGTAAGACCCTATCGACAATCAAGAGAGTCGTCAAGGAGATGTATGTTAGAGACGCTTCAGGCAAAAAGATTCCTGTTGAAAAGAAAAAGTTCAGAGGCTCTGACATGAAGATGCACTCCGCTTATCCAGGTAAGAGTTCAAGCTCGGGTGACGGTGGTGAATGAAGAGTTTTATAGAGTTCTCAAACTTATTTGAGTGTAACGGTAACTGCACTTGCGGTAAACATCTTGAAGAGTTAAACAAGAAGGATCAGAATCCTTCTGGCGGTATGTCTAAGGCTGGTGTTGACAGATACAATAGAGAGAATCCAGGGCATCATCTTAAGACTGCAGTCACTGCAGAACCTTCTGAGTTAAAGGCTGGTAGTAAGGCTGCAAATCGTCGTAAGTCATTCTGTGCAAGAATGGGTGGAATGAAGAAGAGACTAACGGGATCTAAGACTGCTCATGATCCCGATTCACGCATCAATAAGGCACTTAGAAAGTGGCATTGCTGACATGATTAGATTTACACAATTCTTAGATGAAGAGAAGAAACCAGCGTTGCATGTATTTGACATAGATGACACGATGTTTCACACTACAGCTAAAGTACGTGTTAGAAATAGTAGTGGTAAGATAGTTAAGTATCTCAGTAACTCTCAGTTTAATGACTATAAATTAAAACCAGGTGAAAAGTATGACTTTAAAGAGTTTAAGTCTGCAAAAAAGTTTCATGATGAGTCACATCCTATACACAAGATGATAAGCAAAGTTAAGAGAATACATGGTACAGTGAAGAAGAATCCACACAGCAAAGTAATTATAAATACTGCAAGATCTGACTTTGATGATAAAGATAAGTTCTTAAAGACATTTAAGAATCAAGGAATTGATATTGATGACATTCATGTCCATCGCGCCGGTAACATTCAAAAATCTAATGAGTCACCGGCAGTAGCAAAGACAAGAATAATTAAAGACTACATACAGAAACATGGATATAAAAAAGTGATGATGTATGACGATAGTAAGACTAACTTAAGAGCCTTGCTAGCAATGAAGAAGGAACACCCTGGTGTTAAGTTTGTGGCATATCATGCCCAACCAGATGGTTCTATTAAAATATTTAAAGATGGAGATTGAAATGAACGAGAACATTGAATTACTGTTAGTTATAGCATTTATAATACTAATTGGATGGGGTCTTACCAAACTAATGAGTGCTAAAGAGATAGTTAAGTCAGAGCCAGAGCAACCAAAGGAACCTGAAGTTGCACCTGCATCTGAAGTTGTTGAAGAGCCTGTTAAGCCTAAAAGAGGCAGAAAGAAAGCTATACCAGCTTCTCCTGCTCCTGTTAAGCCTAAGAGAGTTACGAAGAAGAAGGTAACAAAGTAATGGATGAACTGATTGAACAGATGAAAGTTTGCTTGGCCAGCGTTTTCGCGCTGTACCTAAAGACACACTATTTCCATTGGAATGTGGAGGGTCCAAACTTTTATAGCAATCATAAGTTCCTTCAAAAGATGTATGAAGATCTCTTTGAGTCTGTTGATAGGCATGCCGAAGAGATTAGAACATCAAATGGATATGCTCCTGGATCTTTTATTAGATTCAGTGAGCTATCTATCGTTAAGGATGAGACTAATATCCCGCCTCCTCTGTCGATGATGACAAAGTTGATGGACGACAACCTTAATGTTATTAAGTTATTAAAAGATACAAAAGATCTTGCAGAGAAGCAAAACTCTGTAGGCTATTCTAACTTTCTACAAGATAGAATAGATGTACACTATAAGCATCATTGGATGCTAAGATCCATAACAAAGGTTGTCTAAGATGGAAAACAAGTTTAAGTCTCTAGAGTCCGTCATCAGAGAGATGGCCATGAATCGCAACTCGAAGATCCGCATGAAGGATGTCGAGAATGTTGATCGCGAGACATTTAATAAGCGTAATCCAAAGCACATGGATGACAATGTTATGTCTCCTAAGTCAGAGCTAGCAAAGCAAGGCGAGATTAAGACTAAGATTATCGATGAGAAGAAAAAGGTCGAGAAAGAGGACGTTATGTTTGGTAAGGGCCCTCCTGACAATATGTCATCGCCTTCTAATTCTCAGACTCCAGTAACTACAACTACAGACAGTACTCCAAAGATGCCTAATGTTTGGAATAATACTCCTAGTATGTTCCAACCTAAAATGCCTAAGATCACAGAGGCAAAAGATAAGAACTTTGATGATGTAGAGGTCACCGACAAGAAGAATTCAACATCTCCTAGCTCAAAGAAGACAAAGCCCGCTGACAGTGAAGATCATGATCTTGATGATGCCAAGAAGGTCAAAGGTGGAACTACTGAGGTCGAGCTTAATCCAAAGACAGATGACAAGGTTAACTCAGAGACAGATGAGGACGACTCTGCTAAGAAGGGTCGTAAGAAGGCCAATAAAGAGATCGGACAGAAAGGTGCACCTATGAAGGAAGAGGTTATCTTTGAGGGTTATCACGTTAAGGATCATCCTGTATTTGGTAAGGTACTTGCTAAAGATGGAAATACACATCTAGTCAACTACGATACAGCAGATAAGATCTCTGATAAGCATAAAGGTTCGTCTGTCATAAAAACAATGGATAGAAAAAAATACATCGTCAAGATGCCTGAGCACATGAAACACGGTCAACAAGTAGAAGTAGAAGGATACTAACATGCTAAAATCAAATCGAAACTTAGGTCTATCGGAAGCTATGATTGCGGCTGCTAGAGAGATCCTCGAGAAGAAACTAACCCCTGCACAAGAGAAGAATATTGATAAGAACCATAATGGTAAGATCGATAAGGGAGACTTTGAAATTCTTCATAAAAAGAAGAAGATGATGGAAGCTAAGTGCCCATCATGTGGTAAGTCACCTTGCATGTGTGAGAGTGTAAAGAAAGAAGAAGTTAAACTTGATGAGGCTAGACTATCTTATGTGGTAGATGACGGACGCTCGCCGGTCCAGCACGATCAACAGATGGATGCTGGTAAGATCATCCATAAGAAGACAGGCCGTAAAGTCTACTTCGATGGATCTGACATGGTTGACCATAAGACCAATAAGACAATTACAAGAAATGCGCTTGGTAAGCATCCTATACATGCTCTAGTAAAGCACGCTTCTGAGTTTAATGAAGAGTACGAGCTCGACGAAGGTATGGTGGATAATGGACGGCCAATCCGTGAACCAGATCGGGAAACCGCAAGGCACATCAGCAAGAAGTCTGGTGTTCCGGTCCATTTCGCTCCAGCACTACATCAGCATCAAAACAAAAATGGTGACGCTTTCCACATGCTTCACAACAAAACCGGAGAGATTATTGCTCACCACGCCGGTGATAAAACCATCGGCCAGCTGATAAAGCACGCTTCAAATCATGCTAGTAGTGGCGTTAAGGAAGAGTACGAGCTCGATGAAGCTAATGTGGTAGATGACGGACGCTCGCCGGTCCAATACGATCAACAAATACATGCCGGTAAGATCATCCATAAGAAAACCGGGCGTAAAGTCTACTTTGATGGGTCTGACATGGTTGATCACAAGACCAGTAAGACAATCACGCATGGAGCTCTTGGTAAGCATCCTATACATACTCTAGTTAAGCACGCTGCTGAGTTCAAAGAAGAAGTCGAGTTCTCTGATGCTGAGTTAGAGATGATTGCATCAATTGCACAACAGCATGAAGTAGAATAATGAATATATTTGAAAAAGTCATGGGCAAAAAGAAGAGAGAGCCCATGGACAAGCCTACAGTCGGTAACGGTACTGGTCGCCAAAACGGTGACCAGTCCGGTTACAATGACAAGGGTAACGTTACTGACTATACGATCAGTGACGAGTACATCGCTGAGTTGTCTCCGGAGCTTGTAGGTAGAGTTAATAGAAGAAGAGCACTAGGTGATCTTAAGACAGGAACACCTCCTGTTCCACATAAAACCGAGGCAGGATATCGCACACTAAAGCGAGCGGTAGACAAGGCAGCCGGTGTTAAGAAGCCTGGGCCATATCAGCTTCCTAAAGTCACAGAGGGTGTTAATGCAGCGACTAGTTCTGGTGGTAAGCAGGTCACACAAAAAGCTCCTGTTGGCTCTATAGCAAGAAATGCTCCTGCTAGTGCTAGAGCATTGCAGACTGCAGCTAATGCTAGAGTTTCTAACAAAGAAGTTAATGCTGACAAGCAAAAAGATACACAGCATAGCGATATGCAAAAAGAGATTCAAAAAAGACAACAAGCATCTAAAAATACATTGGAGAAAGACATGGGCTCGATAAGCAAAGAAGAGATCGATCACGTTAACGCGGTGTTCGCTAAGAATCTAGAAGAGGGTTATCTTCGTCTAGACGAGAAGAAGTGGATCGCTAATGCTATCAAGAAGCCAGGTGCTATGACGGCAGCTGCTAAGCGTGAGGGTATGTCTAACTCCGAGTACGAGAAAAAGCACGAGCACGATAGCGGTAAAGCTGGTAAGCGCGCTCGTCTTGCTATGACTCTTAAAAAGATGCACGAGGAAAAGACCGATAAAGCTGATGGGGCAAAGCTCGGGCGTCCTTCCACTCAGGATGATCATCCAATTGCACAAGCACGTAAAGTTATCTCTATGCGCGGTCAGCATAAGTTTACTCACAAGAGTGGTGAGAAGCACATGATGGATCCTAAGGTTGCACACCAAATCCTTCACAAGCACGACAACATGAAGACGTCTGCCGAGAAGGATGAGTTTGCACAGCGCGTACATCACAGCAAGAAGTCGATGGAAGACGCTCTAGCAGGTAAGCCAGCTGAGAAGAAGCATAAAGTTAGTCTCGCTGGTAAGATCACAGGAACTCAGAAATAATGGCACTTAACGCTAACAACATAGTTAAAGCACCTAAGGTGGAGAAGCCTGCTAAAGCAGCAGCTCCACCTAAAGATAAGAAAGGCTTGAATGCTGGTGCTATAGTTGTAAAGAATAAGAATCCAGTGAAGCCGAAGTACGTTACTCCAGAAGAAGGAGCATTAATGCCTATTAAAAAGACATTAAATCGTAGACCATCAAAGTATATGATAGACATGACTGGTGCCTAATCTTTAAGAACAATAAATAATAAAAACCAATTCTCTAGGAGGACTAATACAATGGCACAATGGGGTAGAAACGATCAGGCTGTTACTGCCAACAGTACTACTACAAAAGAAACATCTAATGGCGCACCTATCGGAACCTATACCCGTGTCAAGGGTGATCAGGTCAACCGCGTAGACGGCGCTAATGCCCACTTCGGTAACACGTCAGTAGGTTCTCGCGCTTATACCGACGTTAACATGTTCGGTAACACGACAGTCGGTGCTTTCCAACCTAATAAGGCTGTAGGCGTATTTGCTGTTAACACAGCTCAACTACAAGTATCTGGAGGTAACGTAGTTATCTCTCGCATCACGTCTGGTGGTTCTGGATATAGTGCAAACGCAACGGTAACATTTACTGCAACAAACGGTGGTTCTGGCGCTTCTGCAAATGCTGCAGTTGTCGGTGGTCGAGTCACTGCTATTAATATCACGGCTGGTGGTAATAGCTATATTACCGCACCTACGGTTGCAATCAGCGCGCCTACAGTTATTGCTGTTAATGGTAATACAGCGATCAGCAACGATACCATCACGATGACGACAGCAAATAGCTTCTTCCTCGTCGATGATCAAGTAACGGTTGGTGGTAACGCAACATCTGCTCCAGCTGGACAGTTTATCAATAATGCACTATATTATGTCGTTCTTGCAAATACAACCGCCCTTAAAATATCATTTAATCAGGGCGGCACGCCTATCACCATGGTAAAGGCTAGTGGAAATAGCACAACGGGCGGCGGTCTAGGATTTACTGGTACGACTGCTACCGGATATGTAGACACTAACAGTGTTCTTCCACAAGTAGCTCATGCTGGTTGGGTTCTACGCACAGAGGGAACCGGTGGTCGTGCAGGTCGTGTACAATATGAGACACTAGTTGCTATGGGATCTCTCGGCGAGACCGATGGTAAGTATGGTACTGCTGCTTCTATATCTTCAAACACCGTTGACCAATACGTCTAAGATTGGATTATAGATAATGGCGAATAACTCAAAAAGAATATCTGAGCTCGGTGTACCTACTACTCTGACGTCAAATGACAGAGTAGTGGTCCTCACCGGGCCAGGTACACCAATCGCAAATGTGCAGTCAATATTGCTTCCAAATCTTGGTTTAGCTTTATCTCAAAATAACTTTCCAATAGCTAATACTACTCATCTTGGAATAGTCAGGATAGGTGATAGTATTAATATTGATGCTAATACTGCTGCAATTAGTGTTTCTGTGTCTGCAGATAGTGTTCCGATTACTAGTATATCACTAGGGTCAGTTGGCCAAATAAAACATGATCTAAATTATCTTTATGTTTGTGTCTCACAAAATGTATGGAAGAGAGTTCCACTCGACGCAGCATTCTAATTATGGTACAGTGATGAATTATGAGAGACTAACTGATGATAACTTTTTAATCTACTGCGCCAGACATTATGATAATCCACAATGCTACTCTACCGAGGAGTTCATCGAGGATCTAAAGCGAATTAGATATATCAAGAAATTGTTGACAAGATACATAGAGAATGGTGACTTGAAGGAGAGGTTGATACTCAATCACGTCATCGTTCTCTGTAATGTTTTTACGGCTGAGCACCTCTGTCGTATACTATATCTTAAGATGAAGTTACAGTTTAAGTACGTTAAGCCTTTTCTGATCTTGTTAAATATTATGCCGGATCGAATTTATAACATTAAAGATGAAGAGAATATAGACTTAAACATGATACCGATGGATGAACGAATAATCGAGTCGCTAAGGAAGCTATAATGACTGAATCTGCGTTACCAGCAAATGCTATGGGTCCATCGAGCTCGACATCAGGGCCGATACAGACCGTTGACCCTATTCTTCAGGCAAAGAAGAAAAAGCTTCGTGATATAGCCCCAACACCTATGGTCAAGAGGCTTGCTCCAAATGGCTGAAGATAGCGCATGGATCAATAACCGATTCGATAAGATCGATAGCTGGATGCAAAGGTTGACTGAGGTGTCAGTAGACTTAAAGAGTATGCTCGCTGTTCATGAGCAGAGACTCACGCAAGTAGATAAGCAGAACGACTATATAGAAGAGATAGTTGAGAAGAGACGTATCGAGTTGGATCACAAAGTAGATGACATTTACAACACTATGAGAGATCAAGATAACAAGATCCTTGAGGAGTTAAAGTCTCTGAGAGAAGACACAACCGAGCAGCACCAGGCGATGACTGCCAAGATAACCAAGATGGAGCAATTCATGTGGATGGCCATCGGCGGTGGTATGGTCTGTGTTTGGTTATTATCATATGTAGCAAATTACTTCAAGATATTAGGGCATTAATATGGAAAAGCTAGCACACCTTATTGGTAAGACATTTGCAGAGTCATCAGCCGAGATCGATGCATTCTCGACATCAGCAGGTTGCCAGACACTACCGTGGCCAGAGGGAATTGGTCTGGTCAGTGAGGATCCAGGCACGATCATTGTGTACATAAACAATGACATCGATGATATTATTACCGGATTTAAGTTCGTCGCCCTATAAAATAACTGTTTACAAATCTACCAATTAGTGTATAATAAGACTATATTGGAGTAAACACTATGAACTGGTTAGACCAGAAATACGTCGGTCTGTTGTCACACCGACTAGACAGATTCACAAGAAAATCATCAGGTAAGTTCAACTTCCGCTGCCCAGTCTGCGGGGACTCACAGTCCAGTAAGTATAAGGCCAGAGGCTGGATCTATGACAAGCAGGGTCATGGTGTATTCCACTGCTTCAACTGCGAAGTTTCGATGGGCGTGCCTAAGTTTATTAGGATGCTGGATCAGACGTTATACAACGAGTATAACATGGAAAAGATCAGCCAGAACAAGACGCCAGAGCAGGTAGACTTAGAGAACTTTGTCAATAAGATGAAGCCTCCTGTATTTCGCAAAGAGGGAATACTCAAGGGACTCAAGAAGATTAGTCAGCTGTCTCCTGATGATCCGCTCAAGAAGTATGTGGCCAATCGACTGATACCTAATCCGTATCATGCTAAGATGTTTAAGTGTCCTAACTTCTTTGCGTTTGTCAATGACTTAGTTCCTGATAAGTTCTCTAAAGAGTCACTAAATCATGACGAGACGCGCTTGCTTATTCCGTTTATAAACAAGGAAGGCAAGGTCCATGCTATTCAGGGTAGATCACTGAAGAGCACTGGTGTAAAATACATAACTATAGTGTTAGACGAGAGTGTGGAGAAACTATATGGTCTGGATACCGTTGACTTTACTAGCAGCTATTATGTTCTGGAAGGACCCATTGACAGTATGTTTATTCCTAATTCTATCGCTACTGCTGGTGGTGATATTGTTTCCGCACTACCTAGTGTTCACAAATCAAATGCCGTCGTTGTGTACGACAATGAGCCAAGATCAAAAGACACCATAAAGAAGATAGACAAAGCTATCATGCAGGGTTTTAAGGTCTGCATTTGGCCTGAAAATTTAGAGCATAAAGATGTTAACGATATGGTAAAATCAGGTCTCAGCGCAGAGTTTATCAGATATATAATAGACCAAAATACATATAAAGACCTAGCAGCTAAGATGGCTCTCACTAAATGGAGTAAGAGATGAATACAGCGAATATTATAGGTGTGACGAGACCGACAAGCGGATTGGGTGTAGATGAGTTCATATCGTATGTCGCGCGTGTGTCTAATCCATCTAATCAAAACAACAAAGAGACATCTCAGAAACTGCTGAAGTATCTTATCAAGAATAAGCACTGGTCACCATTTGAGATGGTGCACATAGTCATGGAGATTAATACAACTCGTGATATCGCTCGTCAAATCCTTCGGCATCGCTCTTTCTCCTTTCAGGAGTTCAGCCAGCGGTATGCAGACCCCACGGCCGACATGGGTTTCCAGACTCGTGAGGCGCGTCTACAAGATACTAAGAACAGACAAAACTCTATAGAGACAGACGATGAGCGGCTTGAAGTTGAATGGCAGTTTAAACAATCACAACTCATATTACAGGCTAAGCACGCGTATGCTTGGGCGATTGATAATGGCATTGCAAAAGAACAAGCTCGTGCAGTATTGCCAGAAGGCCTTACTTCTTCTCGTCTTTATATGTCTGGTTCTCTTCGAAGTTGGATACACTATTGTGAGCTACGCATGGGTAATGGCACGCAGAAAGAACATAGAGAGATAGCTAGGGATGCTTGGTATCAGATAACTGCTGAGTTCCCATCGCTAAAAGATACACTAGAGGTCGTATAGGAGATAAGATGATATCGGTATTAAAGAGAAACGGAACTAAAGAACCATTAGACCTCAATAAGTTTCATAAGGTAGTAGAGTGGGCGTGCGAGGGCGTAACGGGCGTATCAGAGAGTGAGATCGAGATTAAGTCTCAGATCCAGTTCTATAACGGTATGAAGACGACTGACATTCAAGAGACACTCATCAAGGCAGCAGCAGATCTTATTACAGAGGATGCTCCTAACTACCAGTATGTAGCAGGCAATCTAATCAACTATAATCTAAGGAAAGAAGTGTATGGAGATTTCAATCCAATTGATCTTGCTACTCATATTAGACGCGTTGTTGATGCAGGATATTACGACCCTGAGATCTTATCATGGTACGGACCAGGAGACTTTGGACTACTTAATGGTTATATTGACCATAAGCGAGATTTCGCTCTTACGTATGCTGGCATGGAGCAGTTTAGGGGTAAGTATCTGGTAAAGAACCGTGTTACTGGTAAATACTACGAGACACCTCAGATGACTTTCATGCTCATCGCAATGGTGCTCTTTAGAGACTATAAAGAAGACCGCTTAAAATGGATCAAGGAACTCTATGACTCAGTTTCTAATTTCGAGATTTCACTCCCTACGCCAATCATGGCTGGACTACGCACACCACAAAAGCAATTCAGTTCCTGTGTTCTTATCGAGACAGACGACAGCCTTGACTCTATTAATGCCACGAGTTCTTCGATCGTTAAGTACGTTTCTCAAAAAGCTGGTATTGGTATTGGCGCAGGTCGCATTCGCGCTGTTGGTAGTCCTATTCGTAGTGGTGACGCGTCTCACACTGGCGTTATTCCGTTCTATAAACATTTTCAGTCAGCAGTTAAGTCTTGCAGCCAAGGAGGCGTACGAGGCGGTGCAGCTACTCTTTACTATCCTGCCTGGCATCTGGAAGTCGAAGATATATTAGTATTAAAAAACAACAAAGGAACGGAGGATAATCGTGTTAGACACCTTGATTACGGAGTACAATTTAACCGAGTTCTATATGAACGTCTGCTTACAGGCGGCAATATTACTCTATTCAGTCCTTCTGATGTTCCAGATCTATACGATGCGTTCTTTACTGACGTGGACAAGTTTAAAGAACTCTATGAGAAGTACGAGAGATCTACAAAGATCCGTAAGAAAGTAGTATCGGCTATCGACCTATTCTCTGCGTTCATGCAAGAGCGTAAGGATACAGGTCGCATCTACCTACAAAACGTAGATCATGCGAATGATCACGGTTCCTTCATCATGGAGTTAGCACCTATTCGCATGAGCAACCTGTGCTCAGAGATCGACTTGCCTACTAAGCCACTCAACGATCTTAATGATCCTGATGGTGAGATCTCACTGTGCACACTCGCAGCAATTAACTGGGGAAAGATTAAAGATCCAAATGATTTTGAGCGTCCTTGTACTCTTATTGTCCGTGCTCTCGATGAGCTACTTAGTTATCAAGACTATCCTGTCCTTGCAGCCAGAAACTCAACTATGGCACGAAGACCCCTTGGTGTGGGCATTATTAATCTCGCTTATTGGTTGGCTCGCAATGATCTCACTTATCAGCATATCGACTCTGAAGGTTTAAAGAAGATACATGAGTACGCCGAAGCTTGGTCTTATTATCTCATTAAAGCCTCGATTGATCTCGCAGCTGAAAAGGGAGCTCCTTCCAAGTCTAACGAGACCAAGTACTCCCAAGGCATCATGCCTATCGACACCTACAAGAGAGAAGTAGATGAACTTGTAACTCCTGATTACAAGTTGGATTGGAATATACTACGTGAAAGGGCTAAACAATATGGCATTCGTAACTCCACCCTCATGGCACTCATGCCAGCGGAGACCTCTGCTCAGATTTCAAACTCGACGAACGGTATCGAGCCGGTTAGGTCTCTCATCACTGTTAAGCAAAGCAAAGACGGTGTTCTCAAGCAAGTCGTACCAGAAATTAGACGTCTTAAGAGAAAGTACGATCTGCTTTGGGAGCAAGTTTCCCCGGAAGGCTATATTAAGATCGCTAGCGTGCTGCAAAAGTTTATCGATCAGGGAATATCAGTAAACACATCATATAATCCTAAGTTCTATGATGAAGAGCAGATACCTATGTCGACAATGCTGCAGCACATGCTGATGTTCTATAAGTATGGTGGAAAGCAACTCTACTACTTTAACACAAACGATCAGGCAGGCGAGATTGATCTAGGGTCTCCACTCGGTGAGCTTGACGACGAGGACTGTGAGGCCTGTAAGATATGACACTAAAGGTTAGAACATACTTAGCTGAAGTAAATGGTCGCGGTATTAGTCTCTTTGCAGACCAAGATATTAAGGAAGGTACACTCGTATGGGTGCACGATCCTATCATTGATGGTTGGTTACCTGATCCTGAAGACTATCCATATGATGATATTACCAGAGAGACATTTATATGGATGTACTGCTATGACAAGAATCTTAAAAAGTTTATCATGTTTGCAGACAATGTTAGGTTTATAAATCATAGTGAAAATCCTAACCTCGACTGTCCTACTAAATATATACACTATGCAGCTAGAGACATCATGGCTGGTGAGGAGATAACCTGTAACTATAACGTTGTCTGCGATAACGGATTAGGATTCTAAAATGAAACAACTGGATGTACCCTTGTGTTTTTGGACACCAAAGGGAAAAGCGTGGGCTCACTTTGTCATCGACTATGGCATGGAGCATGATCTACTCTGGGTATGTTTTCAGAATGATACAGGTGAGTGCTGGACCTGGAGTAACAAAGACGTGAGACTCGATCAAAACTTTACTTATGGAAGAAAATATGAAAAACCAATTCTCGATGACAAAACTGTTTGACTATCTAAAAAACTCTGACATCATTATCACTATTCTGCTAAATCCATCTAGATGGTCATTTTATTTTGACTATAGTACACACAGCGATCAAGATCCTGGATTAGTACTCGACTTAATTGTGAAGTTAGGTTTTATTAAGTTTTATATGTTTATAGATGATGGTAGATGGTAATGTCAGTATTCGATGCGACTAATCACAAAGATCCAACTAAAGTCAAGGCGTTCTTTGACGACCCTGTAACTATCGCGCGCTATGATAAGCAGAAGTATCCATTCCTTGAGAAGCTTACACAGTCACAACTTGGCTTCTTTTGGAGACCAGAAGAGATCGACGTGTTTCGTGACGCTAAAGACTTTAAGGCATTGACAAAGCATGAGCAGCACATCTTTACCTCCAATCTTAAGAGACAAATCCTTCTCGACTCCGTACAAGGGCGTGCACCAACAGCAGCATTCAGTCCTATCTGCTCACTTCCTGAGCTCGAGAATTGGATCCTTACATGGGCATTCAGCGAATCTATCCACTCACGTAGTTACACTCACATCATTCGGAACGTATATGCTGACCCGTCGGTTATATTTGACGGAATGATGGATATGAAAGAGATTGTAGACTGTGCTGGTGACATCAGCAAGTACTACGACGATCTTATTGAGATGAATAATGAGGCTTGGGCTCTTGGTAATCAAGATAGATATAAACACAAGAAAGTTCTCTGGCTTACACTCATGTCAGTCAATATCCTAGAGGGTGTTCGCTTCTATGTCAGCTT